ATTCTAATAAAAAATCATCTTAAAAAATATTTTAAGTATTTATTTATACAGGCAAAAAGAATATATAGATGCTCATAAAAGCATTAATTAATATTTAAAAAATATATTAACTGGTCTCAATTTTAATTTAATAAAAATTGAAATTATTTTATGTTATATTATCTATAGACAATACAAGTTGTTTATGAATACTTTAAGTAATCAAGCAAATAACAATCCACTTATAAATAATCTAGACCTAGATTGGCAAGATTTTATCCTACTAAATATGAGTCCCAGTGCACAAGAGTCATTAAAACCTTTTACATTTGAAAGCAATTGTGGACACAATCCAGATTGCAGGATTAATAGTGACAAGTGTTCCATTAGATTATCTTTTGAAAATAAAGATATATGTTTTTGGCATCACGTTAGAATGTCGCGTTATCAATATAAGAAATGTCTATGTGACATTTCTTATCTTGAATTATCGGGCGATGTTACTGCTAGGAAAATATTTAGAGAATATCACGCTACAATTTATCAAACATATAATTTTAAAGAGGCGATTCAAGGTTTTACTGGAACATATTGCTGTCAGTCCTGTTACAGCTATGAATCATTTACACATCGCTGTGGCAATGTATTAGTTTGTAATGATTGTACAAATGATCATAAAATATATAATTTAAAAGAAGAACCAAATAATTTTGACGATGAAGTGTCGAAATTATCTGAAGTGTCGAAATTATCTGAAGTGTCGAAAGTATCTGAAGTGTCGAAAGTATCTTGATCTTTATTATCATCGGAACATTATAAATAGAGTATTGAAACAGTAACATTATCATATGACCCTTTCTTTATTGCGTGTTCGGCTAATTTTTTAGCAATATTACCAGTATATTTATTTGTAAGCAGTGTATCTACATATTTACAAGCTTCATCATTTGATAATACATCCCATAATCCATCACAAGCAAATAAAATAAATTTGTCATTTTTATTTAATCTATATCTATAGACTTCCGGTCGATGTGTTACATAGGGGGTATTATCTAAATCACCAATCGCTCTCGATAATGATAAATCTCCAACTCTCCAATCCACTCCATCAAATTTAATTCTTCCTCCTAAATGTTCAATTCTTGCTTTTTCAGGTATTGAATGAGGTTTATGATCTATTGTAAGTGGTTTAGCTACATTTTTACTATTATATAGAACTGCTCTTGAATCTCCAACATTTGCTAACCATATCATTCTTTGATTATTTATATCATTATATTGTACACCACATAATGCGGTTGATCCACATCTTTTTGCTACAATTGGATGATTTTTAACTAAATCTTCTTGTAATTTATCAAATAATTTACTAAAAAATTTAGATGTTAAAATACTTTTTTGTTGGTAGATATTTATATGTGTTTTTTTAAAAATATATTTTGGTAAATTTTGTTTTAAAAATTTTGATACCAATTTACCACCGTGTCCATCAAAAACACCTATAAAATTAACTGGGTTAATAGATGGTATTTTATTATCAATATTTAATATACCGATATGTTGATCTTCATTTGCATCTCGTTTACCTTGTAAACTAAAAGACTGTAGCATCTTATTATAAGATAGAATAAAATATAAAATATTAAGATATTTATATTTTTACAGAATATTTAAGAATTTATATCAATTAATTGTTTCCTAAATGGATAACAATTAATTTGCTTCGTGTGGGGCTCGAACCCACGACCTTTGCGTTATAAGCACACTGCTCTACCAACTGAGCTAACGAAGCTATTTTTATTATAAGATAAAAATAGCTTCGTTATCTGCATATTATGATATTTATATTATTAAACATAAATATCATAATTTTAATGTTTCCTAAATGGAACTATGGCCGTAGCCGTAATATATATATACAATATATCTTTATATCTTATTCATATATTTATATCAAATAAGACAAAAGTAAGCAATATTTTATAGTCTTGAATTAAGTAATTTAATAGAATTTAAAATTGCCTCAAATATTGGAATCAATTCAACATCTTGACACTTACAATTTGTATTATTATTAATTCTATTTTTATTTTCCCATAGTTCTATTATTCCTATATAACATTCAACTGCTTCTTGATTATTATTAATTGCTTTTCTTTGTTTCTAATTCTACTAACTTTGTTTCTAATTCTATATCCATTATATAGCTAATAATAAAATGGATTATTTTAACCTACTCATAATAGTATTTAAAGATATAATATATATATATATTAAGGAATTATAGTTCCATTTAGGAAATAATATTATTTCCATTTAGGAAATAATATTTGAATTTGAATATGAATATATTTTATATATTTATATTATAAAATATATCACGTCAAAATAATAAAATATTTTCCTCATTTGGGAACAATAAAGCTATTATAATGCTATAGAAATTTAATTTTTTAAATAAATTTATTTTTAAATCAATTTATTTTCAAAATCTAATATTATATAATGGCGTCAAAACAACCTGGTAAGGAATCTGGTAAGGAATCTGGTAAGGAATCTGGTAAGGAACCTGGTGAAAAAAAATCTAGTATATTACCAGTTAATTATGTAATCACTGGTCATGGTAGTATAGTTAGCAAAAAGATACAACTTACTATAAAAGATTGTACTTTATTATTTTACGCAGACCTAGATGAGGATTTATCTTGTAAAGCTTTACCTAGTTCAAAAAATATATGCGATGGTATAGATTATTTAGGAATTAATTCAGTGGTTAAAGATGGTTATTATAATGAAATGACATTTACTCAAGATAAAGATATCAAAATGAACTTGGGTATTCGACAATGTACAGATAAAAAATATAGTGATAGCCAATTACCAGGAGAGGTAGTTTTAACATATGGTGACAAAATTCCATTTATAACACTTTCAAATGCTATTGCAAGTATACAAACACATCATAAAGCAAAAGGTCTATCTCGTGTTCCAATTAAAATTCACGTACTAACTTGTCGTACAATAAAAGATAGTGATAAAATGATTAAAAGTAATGTTAAATTAGATGAAATTTTTCCACTTGCAGCACAGCTGAGTAGTATTCCATCTAAAGAACAACTTGAAGTAATATATAATGAATGTCGTGAATATCTAATAACCCCTGATAATTTTAAAATATACTGGGATTCTATTACAAACAGTTCTTCATTACCTACACCAGAGATATATATTCAGTTGAGAAAACAAAACAAAAATGATCCAAGATATGTACTAGATCAACAAAGATATGAAAGTTTTTTAGCTGAAATAAAAAACCCCTCTGATAAAAGGAGAAGACTTGGGATACGTCCAAAACAAGCTAGAATTATAAATGAAAACTACGAAAAAAGTAAATTACAACCTATAGTTGAATGTAATTTAGATACATTGGTTGATCCCCTTGTAAAATCAGGATTATCTGTAAAACTATCAGTAAAACCATCGGTAGAACCATTGGTAAAACCATCGGTAGAACCATCTGCAGAACCATCAGTAGAACCATCGGTAGAACCATCTGCAGAACCATCAGTAGAACCATCGGTACCAGATCCTTCTATATTACCAGATTCTAATAGTAAATTAAAGTATTTAAAGTATAAAACAAAATATATAAATCTTAAAATGCGCAATATTTTAAATAAATAGAAAAAAATTTATAATAATATTTTATATTTATCGGGTATACAATCTATTTTTTTATTTATAGTTAAAAGTTTTATCCAATTTTCTAAACTTTTACCATAACTATAATTTTCACCATTTTTATACAATAATTGACATTCTACCATTTTATCTAATTCAATTGAATTAAATATATTGGTAAATTTCATTTTGTTAAAGACACATTGTTTTACTCTATCGGTATAATCAATTAATTTTCTTTCGCAACAATTATCACAATTGGTACAATGAAAAAATTTTGGTATTTGATCAAAGTATTCCAATATAAAACGTCTTCGACAAATTTGAGAAAAGAAATATTTACCCATTTTTGTTAAATTGTTATCTTTAGTTTTTAATAATAAACTATTATTTTCACTCTGTTCATTTTTATTAAACTTTGTACGGTTCATTTTTTTAGCAATCATTATATTCTTATATTGAAAGAACATTACTGTTTCTGCCAAATAACCATCTCTTCCCGCCCTACCTATTTGTTGATAATAATCTTCGACTGAATTAGGAGCACCGACAATTAATACACATCTAATAGTTAGATCAATACCCATTCCAAATGCAACTGTACTGACTATAATATTTAATGAATTGGTAAACATTGTTTGTACTGTATCTCTATCTTGTTTTGATAATCCGGCGTGATATGCCATCGATTTGTACTTGTTACAATTTATTATATCTTGTAGATCTTCGCATCCACTTCTTTTATTTACATAAATTATCATTTTATCATCTTTATATTTTGCAAGATAGGGTTCAATCATTTTAAAAGTATTTTCAATCGAACCTTCTATTAGTTCAACACATTTTAAATATAAATTAGGTCGATCAAAATTTGTAGTAACTATAACGGGATCTCGCATCATTAGATTTAATATAATATCATCTGCAACATTTTTATTAGCAGTTGCGGTTAATGCCATTATAGGAATCGATGGAAATTCTTTTCGAAATAAATTTAATTTTAAATAAGAATCTCTAAAGTCGTGTCCCCATTGACTAACACAATGACATTCATCGATTGCTAAATATCCAAATCTTTCTGAATCAATAAATTGTCTTACTATACTCATATCATTACTAACAAAGTATTCAGGACTACAATATACTATTGATATTTTTCCAGCTAATATTAAATCTATTTCACTACTCCTATCATTATTATTACAATGTAATGTAGCAACTGGTATTTTCATTTTAATTAATTTTTCTTTTTGATCTTCCATTAAAGATATTAAAGGAGATACTATTAACATTATTTTTTTTGTTACCAAGGGCGGTATTAAATAACACATCGATTTACCATATCCTGTAGGTAACAGAACTAATGTATCGATATTATCTATACACGCTTTAATTGCATCGATTTGTTTATCTTTTAATTCATTGTAACCCCAATATTTTTTAACAATACGATTAATTTTTAACATTAATAAAGAAAGATATAATGAATTATTAATATTAATAATCAACTTTTATAAAATAATTACATAATGTACGTTTAATCATCTTCATCACAAGATCCATCTGATTCCTCGGAACAACTTGATAAACTTTCTAAATCGGTTTCAGAACTTGAATCATTCGCATTGTCTAATACGACTTGTTGTAATTTTACTTCATTATCTGAATCTTCTTCTAATTTAGGAACAACATTTTTACCAGCCTTTGATTTTACTCTAGCGACTGGTTCTGGTTTCTTTACAGATTTGACTACTTTTTCATCATCTGAATCGACAACAATTGTATCAACAGCTAATTTTTTATTTGTAATCTCTTGAACTTGTTTCCAAATTTCCGATGAAATTTCTTCTCGTCTTTTGACAACTTGTTCTAATTTTGAACTAATGATAACAATTTCTTTTTGCACATTAGACCATTCTGACATTAATTTTTCAACACCTGGTGATACTTTTGGAACTTCAATCTTACTAACAATTTCATTTTCTTCAATTACATCAGCAACTTTTGTTTTAGGTTTAGCTTTAGGTTTAGATTTAGTTTCAACCTTGGGTTCAACTTTGGGTTCAACCTTGGGTTCAATCTTTGGTTTCGCCTTTGATTTAGTCTTTGGTTCAGCTTTAGTAGTATCAATAGGAGTTTCAACGACAATAGTTTCTTTCTTAGTACGAGGAGGCATTTTTAATAGTGTAAAATAAATGTTATCAAAATATTATAATTTCATTTTTTTTAATAAAACTCTTTTTTACATATATTCAATATGATATGAGACAAAAGGCAGCTTTAGAAAAATTGATTCTATTATTTTTTAACAATAAAGTATATAACCTTGTAATAAAATGAGTTTTGAACAAAAGAACAAATATACACTATATATCAAGATATCTTCAAATAATATTAACCACGACTTATTTAATTATTATAAGGAGATTGAGATGACTTGTTCCACTAGAGAAGATTCAGGAATTGATCTCAATATACCATTTGAAATACGATTAAAAGATCACGTGAATGAATATGATACGGTAGAAATTAATCATATGATTAATTGTATGATGGTTGATAATATGACTGGACTAACAACAGGATATTATTTATATCCAAGATCTTCTATTTATAAATACCCATTTTATATGGCAAATAGTGTTGGTATAATTGATAGTGGATATAGAGGTGATATTAAAGCGATGGTTAAAACCAATGATTTAAATTATCGAATTAAACAAGGATCTAGAATATTTCAGATATGTGCTCCTGACTTGTCTCCCTTAAGAGTAAAAGTATTATCAGGAGGTGATAATTTACCTAATTCTTCTAGAAATGCAAATGGTTTTGGATCATCTGGATATTAAAAACAGCAAAGCTAAATTCAATAAATAAAAATTGAAAATTAATTTATTATTAATTTATATAAATAACTATCTTTTGTCTATGGATTCTTTTATTGAGAATACATATAACAATACAAAAAATATTAAAGAATGTAATGGGGATGGAAGCTGTTTATTACAACAAGATGGTGATATTTATATTAAAAATCCAAATACTATTTGCAACTATGATTGCCAATTAATCGAATGTCCAAATTATATTTTATGTAAATCTATTATGCCTAACTCTTCAATGTATCACGGTATGTGCGATGGATGTTATTTAATATTTGGAAAATGGAATGGTGGCAGAGGAATATCTGAGATTAAAGATACTGAATGTGTTATATGCCTTGAAAATAAAACTTGTATCACTCAACCAAAATGTATTCATTTCACTTGTATTGAATGTTTCAAACGCTGTCATTATGGAGATCCAAATTATGACTTGGGAAATAAACCAATATTTCCATATAATAGTATGATAGAAAATGAATATTACGATGATTTTAAAAATCCAAAGTGGGCAAGTGAATATCCATTGATCTCTATATATAATGATAAAAAAAATGATTGGGATGATAAACAATTTGAAAATTCATTGAGAGAAGAACAATTACAATTTTGTCCTGTATGTAGACAATAAAATAAAATGATTAGCGTTGCTTCTCTATTTTTAAATTAAGTAAAATATTTTCTACATTTAACTTAATTGAATTAATTGATCAGCATTGCTTCTCTATTTTTAAATTAAGTAAAATATTTTCTACATTTAACTTAATTGCATCAATAGAATCATTACCATTAATTTTTATTACATTAGTTTGAGTTCCACTTAACCATTCTTTATGTTTTAAATCACAGTTTTCTAAATAAGCTAATGGAATGTCTAGTTCTTCAGTTCTATTTCTCTTTTTAATACGTTGATGACATATTTTGGGATCAGTATCAATATATATAATTAGATCTACTTTAGATAATTCACTAAAACTATTATACCAATAATTATATGTCTCCCATTCAAAACTACTAATATTACCATTTTCATATAACATTCTTGCAAATACATATTTATCGGTCTCAATACATCTCTCACTTATAATAATATTATTTGGATTACTATTAATCTTTTCTATTAATTTTTTTAATCTAGTGATATATGCTAAAACTTGAAAAGGAAATGAATTATTTTTTTGATTTTTATAAAAACATTCTAATGCGTTATTACCATCTTTATCTTTTATTTGTAGCCATTCATCGACTGGTTCATCTACAAAAGATAATCCCTCAACATTTAGTTCTTTTATATAATTGAATACAGTTGATTTACCGGCCGATATATTACCTTCAAATGACACTTTGAATGATTTGGTAGAAAGAGAAAACATAATTATAATTATTATAACCAATTATATATTTTTATATATATTATTCAATTTTTATAAAAGCAATGTAATTGCTGCTTTGCTACAATTTATAAAGTTAATCAGTGCAATCATCTTTATTTAACTAAAAAGTTAACCCCAACTCATATTTAATTTACACCTTTTCACATATTTAAAACACCAATTATTAAAAATATAAAATTTCTTATTATGATACATTTATTTTATTATTTGTTTTTTCATTTTGAATCCACATAATATATTGATTTTTATTTTTTAAAATTTTACCAATTGACATTGCTTTCTCTTGTGAAAATATGAATTGACCGTGTGATATGATCATAGTTGGATATTGTGTAAAAATTGCCCAATTGTTTTCTTCCATATTGTTTTTTATTAATTATTTTAATTTTTTTAATAAAATATTTCAATTTTTATAATAAAATATTATAAAAATTAGCATTTTAAACGTGCAAAGGTGTAAATTGAAATCTGAACTATATTTTAATTTTCATTACGAAATGAAGTAAGTATAAAAATTCCACTTTCAATGTAAAAAAATCTGAATAATTAATATTAATACTGCCATTAATATACCTTTTATAGTAGTAGATAACAATATATTATCACTAGTAAATGGTATATTACTGCATATCATATTATTCATATTAATATGATTCATTATTAGAAAAAGTAATGTGTAGACTAAAATAGATTTTAGAATAAATATCCAATATACTTTTTTTTTCTTATAAGTAGGTTTAAATTCTTCAGCAGTCTTTTTATTCTTATTCATATCAAAATATTTTTGTTCAGGTACAATATATGGCGTATAAGATGGTGATTGTAATCGTTGCGGAGGCATTTGTTGTTGTGGAGGCATTTGTTGTTGTGGAGGCATTTGTTGTTGTGGAGGCATATTATATTGCATTGGCATTTGTTGTTGCTGGGTTGACATATTATACTGCATTGGCATTTGTTGTTGTTGGGTTGGCATATTATACTGCATTGGCATTTGTTGTTGCGGTTGTCCTAATATTTGGTCTATATTTGGATTATAAGTAAATGATGATGAATTATTCATAATATAAAATAGGTGATAAAAAATATTTTAACTATTTATTTTATTTTATTATATAATGTATTTAATATTCTATATTTATTTTTAATAATTGGTCGATTAATTTGATCAAGCCATTCAGTTTCCATTTCAAATTCTTCTGGAATTGTATATTTATTTAATATTTTTGATAAAAATTTTATTTTATTAAATTCATCTAATGTAATACTACCACGGTAATTATCACTCCACATTGTAAATACAATCATTTTATCTACCCTAGATAATTCAGGTAATAGATTACCAAATACATCCAAGTTACCATATTTATTTTCAGAGTACCAAATATTTATATTATGTTTCAAAAAAGGTAACTCTATTTTCTTATATGTATATTGTGCTTCACCAAAGAATACTTGAGCATATTGATCTAATGATCCCATAATAGGTGTTTCTCTATATACTTCATCATCTGAGTCATACGTAATTACAGTAGTATTAGTTCTCCTTTCTAACATTTCTTTTAGATTTTTACTAGTAACATCTACATACCACATATTACAATTAGAATTTCTAGGTAATAAAAAATCAGTACTAGGTATAGTAGTTCTAGTTACTATTACATTTCCATAAACAATATCACCATTTATATTAAGTAATGTGGCTAATTCATTTTTATTTTCTTCCGTCTTATATTCTGGAAATAGATCTATATACATAATTTCTTCAATAAAATCGGCCGATTCAGAAATTACGTGAACTTTTACATCGGGATATGCATAATTATTAACTTGTAGAAATGTTGCTATTTTTTCAATATAATCTTTTGGATCGATCATTTCATATTTACAAAATGTATCATTTAATAAATTGGATAAATAATTTGGTTCAGACCAATCCCGATCTTCAATTTTATTAGGTTGAATAACTAGTACTTGATATGGTAAAGTATTTTCTAATTTAATATATTTATTATCATTTTCAAAAACAGGAGAAGTGGTAGGATCCAATTTAGGATCCACGGTGGTATCCACTGTACGATCGGTGGTAGTATCCACTGTAGTATCCACTGTAGGATCGGTGGTAGTATCAGTGGTAGTATCCACTGTAGGATCGGTGGTAGTATCAGTGGTAGTATCCACCGTAGTATCCACTGTAGGATCAGGTGTGGTATTTGCAGTAGTATCCACTATAGGATCCACTGTAGGATCCACTGTAGGATCCAATCTATCATCTAATGTAGTATTCGTAGTAGAATTTAAATAATTATAATGCATTCCTATATTTCCCATTAATTATAATGATTTATATTTTTTTAACTATTATCTAAATAGTTAAAAATAAATTATTATTTTTTAACTATTTAGATAATAATAATTTATTATTTATAGTTCTAATACAATATAATCGCATATATGAGTTGGGCGTGTATGAGCTATGAGTTGAGGTAAAATTAACTTTGTTAATTTTAGTAAGTGAAGTTGCAATGCAACTT